CCACACAGGACTCACACCCATGAATCAACACCACCCCATTCCTCGTCCCACGACAACAGGAGGCACACCATGAAAATCCCCACCCAACCCTACCGCTGCCCCCTGGGCGCCTTGCAACCCACGACCCCCGACCTGGACGTCGTCAAACAAACCGGCTGGCAAGAACAACGCATCCTGGTCGTGTCGGTCGAGGATGAACGACTCGACTGGGCCGAACGCGAGCTGCTGCGCCGCATTGGCGAGCGGCTCTACGGCCGCAAGGATACTGGCCATGTGGACCGTTGACGTCGTCGCCGCGCGCTTTGCCGAGGCGGCCCAAACGGCCGAACGCCTGCCACCGGTGGGCGTGCGGGGTTACTTCAACACCTGGCCCGCCCTGCTGCGCGAGCCCTGGGCGCGCTACGCCGCCGAGGACGGGCTGAGCCACCTCCCGCCCGAACCCTCGGCGATTGACCGCCTGGAGGAGACCCTGCGTTGGGTGCGGTGGTTGTCGGAGCCGCAACGTCACCTCGTGTGGATGCGGGCCCGCGACTGCCCGTGGCGGGCGATTTGTCAGCGCTTCGGCTGCGACCGCACCACGGCGTGGCGGCGGTGGCAGCACGCCCTGGGCCTCGTTGCGGGACACCTGAATGAGTCGGTCAAACCTTCGCGCCCACACCTAGCGTGAGGGACGTTGCGGCACGTTACGGGCGCGTGCGTGTCCCTGCGGGTGGATGCGGAGTCCTGCGGGTTTAACGCGTTTTTTGGCGTGCAACACTTTCCCCGTTTTGCGCTATGCTTCTCCCTATCGTGCCACCCGTGCCGGTGACGCGCTTCCCCTTCTTCCTTCCGCTTACTCCTCCTGCTGAATCGTGGCCGCCGCCTCCCTTTTGGGCGAGGCGGCCCCCGTCGCCTTCGCCCACTTGACAGCGGACGTTTAACAACCCGTAGGGGTGCGTTGCGGAGCAGTGCGGGCTCCTGCGGGTTGCGAACCGTTGAGGGTGGATGATAACGGCTGCGGAAGGATGCGGAGTCCTGCGGAGTCATGCGAAAACAACCCCTGCTAACCCCTGCGGGGCGTTGCGGGAAGTTACGGGTCCTTGCGGGCGCCTGCGTACTGCGGGGGGAGGACGCGCGGCGCTTCGCTAGTGTCAGACACGAAAACGAGGTTACCACGGTTACCGGGGTTACCAGTTACCACCCCGGCGGCGCCGCATTCACGATAGACCGTTTGCCCCCGTTCTCTCCTGCCCGCCACCGCGCGGGCGCCTCGCCCCTGAATTGGGGGCCACTCCGCGACCCCGATGGCGCATCCCCTCCCCGCGCCGTTGGGGTCGTTTTTTTATGGACACTTAGCCACTGAACACACTGAACATCGAATACCGCCCGATCGAGGCGTTGATCCCGTATGCCCGGAATCCCCGCACCCACAGCGCGGAACAAGTCGCAAAAATCGCCGCCAGCCTCGTCGAATATGGCTGGACAAATCCCCTTTTGGTGGACGGGGACAACGGCCTCATCGCCGGCCACGGGCGCCTCGCCGCCGCACACCAACTGGGCTTCACCCAGGTGCCGGTCATTGAGCTGCGTCACTTGTCGCCCACCCAGAAACGCGCCTATGTGCTGGCGGACAACCGCCTGGCGCTGGATGCCGGGTGGGATGAGGCGATGCTGGCCTTAGAATTAATTGAATTATCCGAGGCGGGGGTCGACCTTACGCTCACCGGTTTTGATGACGAGCAGGTCGCGCAACTGCTCGCCGGGGAAGAAGCCGAGGCTCACGAGACGGAACCAGAAACGGCGGCGCCCGACGCCGCTGATGATGTACCTCACGTCGACGCAACCCCGGTCTCGCTGCCCGGTGACCTTTGGCAGCTGGGCGCGCACCGGGTGATGTGCGGCGATGCCGCTGACGCCTCTGTGGTCGCCGCCCTGATGGCCGACGAGCCCGCAGCGCTGTGCTTCACCTCGCCCCCCTACGGCCAACAGCGCGACTACACCGGCGCTACCTTCGACTGGGACGCCTTGATGCGCGGCGTCTTTGCTCAGATGCCGCTGGCGGAGGACGGCCAAGTGCTGGTCAACCTCGGCCTCATTCACCGCGACCACGAGGTCATTCCCTACTGGGACGGCTGGCTGTCGTGGATGCGCGCCGCTGGCTGGCGGCGCTTTGGCTGGTACGTGTGGGATCAGGGACCGGGGTTGCCCGGCGACTGGAACGGACGGCTCGCCCCGGCGTTTGAATTCGTTTTTCACTTCAACCGCCACGGCAGCGCGGTGCGTCGCCCCCACAAAACCGTGCCCTGCATCTACGCCGGGCGCGACACGCATTTGCGGGGCGATGGCAGTAGCGCCGGGGGCATGCGCAACAAGGACGGCAGCAAGACCGCCTGGAACCACGTGGGCCAAGTGACCCAAGACACCAAAATTCCGGACGCGGTGATCCGGCTGCTGCGGCACAAAGGCAAGATCGGGCGCAACCTCGATCACCCCGCCGTGTTCCCGGTGGCGCTGCCGCAGTTTGTTATCGAGACCTACACGGATCCGGATGACATCGTGTATGAGCCGTTTTGCGGATCGGGCACCACGCTCCTGGCCGCCCAGCGTACCGGCCGGGTGGTCCGCGCGCTGGAGATTGCACCGGCGTATGTCGATGTGACCGTCAAACGATTCCAGCAGCATTTTCCCGAGATACCCGTGACACTGGTTGCCACCGGACAGATCTTCGATGAGGTCGCCACGCAACGCGTCGGCGTCGGCGCATGAGCCTTTCCTGGCGCCCCGACACGATCGAGCAGTGGCCGACGAACCGGCTCCTGCCCTATGCCCGGAATGCCCGAACGCATTCCGACGCACAGATAGCCCAGATCGCCGCGTCCATTGCCGAGTTTGGCTTTACCAACCCGATCCTCGTGGGTTCCGACGGGGTGATCGTGGCAGGACATGGTCGACTGGCCGCCGCTGCGAAGTTAGGGATTTCCACGGTCCCGGTGGTCGTGCTCAACCACCTCACGCCGACCCAGCGTCGCGCCCTGGTGATCGCGGACAACCGGATTGCGCAGAACGCCGGGTGGGACGAGGCGATGCTCCAGGTAGAACTGGCCGCGCTGAAAGAGGACGATTTCGATCTGACCCTCACCGGGTTCGACGCCGATGCCTTAGCCACGTTGCTGGCGGGCGAGGAGGCCACGACCGACGGGCGCACCGATGACGATGAGGCGCCGCCGACGCCACAAAACCCTGTCTCCCGCGCCGGCGATGTCTGGTTGCTGGGACAGCACCGTGTGCTCTGTGGCGACGCCACCGATCCCGCCTGCTATGACGTGCTGATGACGGGCGAGAAGGCGCACCTCGTCTGGACGGATCCCCCTTATGGCGTCAACTATGCCAACAGCGCAAAAGACAAACAGCGCGGCACGCACCGCCCCATTCTCAATGACAACCTGGGTGATGAGGACTTCGGCCCCTTCCTGCGGGCGGCGCTCACGCCAATGCTGGCCCACTGCGGGGGCGCCGTTTACATCACCATGAGTTCCTCGGAACTCGATACCCTGCAGGCCGCCTTTCGCGCCGCCGGGGGTCACTGGTCGACGTTTATCATTTGGGCGAAAAACACGTTCACCTTAGGCCGCGCCGATTACCAGCGTCAATACGAGCCGATGCTGTACGGTTGGCCCAAGAACGCTGCCCGGCATTGGTGCGGCGACCGCGACCAGGGGGATGTCTGGCAGATCAAAAAACCGGTGAAGAACGATCTGCACCCCACCATGAAACCGGTGGAACTGATCGAGCGAGCGATCCGCAATTCGAGTCGTCCAGGAGACGTGGTGCTGGATCCGTTTGGTGGATCCGGCAGTACGCTGATCGCCGCCGAAAAATCCGGGCGGCGCGCCCGGCTCATGGAATGGGATCCGCACTACGTGGATGTCATCGTGCGCCGCTGGCAGGACTTCAGCGGGAAACACGCCACCCGCGAAGCGGATGGCGCGGTGTTTGATGAGTTGACCCCGCGAAGCGCGGGGATGTAAACAGGTCGGTCGCCGGGGCAGTATCAGGCGGCCATGTCGTCGGTCAAGACGCAATGCAACACAAACCCCACCAAGTAGGGCAACCCGCGCGGGATGCCGGTGTCACCCGTGGTGCGGCGCCCAATTTTCCAGGTCATCCACTGCGCGATGGCGGCGGGTATCGCATCTAGAAGGGAGCGGCCCGCGTGGACGTGATTGAGGACGTCGTTGGCAAAGTGGCGTCCGTAGCGACTGTCCAGGAAAAGCCGGATGGATTCGAGGGGTTCGCCGATGGCCGCTGAAATCGCGGTCATCGCCAGGGGCCAGGCCGCCTCGGCCTGTTCGCCCATCGTGGCCCAAAAACCCCAGCCTTCGTTTTGCGTGGCGGGGATACGGGGGGTAGTCTTCATGGTGTGCTCCTTGGGGGGTAGTTGACACCCCCAGTAACGCGCTGTTCAGGGGGAAAGCCAAGCGACATCAGGCCGTTTCTGCTGCGTCTTCCGCGTGGGCTTGCTCGATGAGGAGCTCACGCGCTATCCAGTCAAGCCGATAAGCCGCATTCCCTCCCTGCGCCACAAACGCCAATTGCTCGTCGGTGAATTGGCGCAGAAAGGCCAGCTGGCACGCGATGCGGGCGGCCTGGCGGGACGCCGCGTCGGGGTTGGCCCGGCGCGCCCGCTCCTGGCTAATGTACATTACCCAGTCGTATCCCTCCAGAATGGCGTCGAAGGTCGGCGTCCCTTGTTGGGCGGCGATGAGGGTTTGGATGTCGTGGCGGTTCGTGGTCATTTCATGGCTCCGGTGGGGGTAGGTAATGCCCCTAGTAACGCGCTGTTTGGCAAGAAAGCCAAGCTTACTCTTCCCCTTTATTTTGGCCACTGTCCTCGTCCAGGGCCGCCACGGCCTGCACCAAGGCGGTAATTCGGTCCGCCGCCTCGATGTGCCCCGTCTGCCGTAGCTGCTTTTCGAGCTGAATGTGCTGCATCTTGGCGAGCGCGCGGGCGACATCCAGCAGGTGGCTCAGGCAGTCGATCTCCTGTTCAATGGACGCCTGCTCGCGCCGCACGGATTCCACGTCCTCCGGTATCGTGAGGTTGAACGCCTTGTCGTGCAAGGTGGCCAACCGCTCCTCGATGAACTCGCGGGCGGCATTGATGAGGGTGGGAAACGCCGTCAGGCTGGCATCGTCGGGGGTCCTCTGGGTCATGACACGACCTCCTGTGACGCCAGGCGGTACGTCCGCACCCCGTCGATTTTTTCCGAGGCAATCTCAATCCCAAAGTTCGGCTTCATCAAGGCCAGCGCCGCGCGCACGCTGTGCCGCTGCCAACCCATGGCGTCCACCAGTTGGTCGAGGCTGGCGCCCTGCGGGCGGGTGAGCAGGTCGATCAGCGTGGCTTGCTTGCTGTGGGGGCGCGGGCTCCGGGGTTGCCCATCGGGCTTGTTCGTCCCCTTGGTCTTGACAGCCCGTGTGGCCGTCGGGGCTTTCGGGGTGGTGCGTTTGCGTTGGATACGGGGGGTGCGTTTCGTCATGTCGTGCTCCTTCGTTTGGGTGGATGGGATAGCCATGAACGCGCTGTTCGGCGGGGAAGCCAAGCGTTGTCGGTCGTTTTTTTGCAAGCCGGGTGGCCCAGCCCGCCGCCCTTACCGCATGCGTTGTGTGAGTTCGGCCTGGCGGTCGGCCAGGATATCCAGACGCAGGTTGCCGTGGAGGTTGGCCGCCAGGTAGCCAATAGCCCAGTTCATCACTCGGGCGCGGCCACCGTCATCCTTCGCGCGCTCGAAGGCGTCGAGGTAGGTGTCCATCTCGCGCACCGCGCGCTCTAACATGGCGCGCGCGTTCACCAGCGCCTCGCGGGCCTGTTGACGGGTAATGTGGGCGATAGGATCGTGCTCGTTGTTCATGGTACGTGCTCCGGGTTGGGTTGATGGTGGTGCCCATGAACGCGCTGTTGCGCGCACAAGCCAAGCGCTATCTGCCGCTTTTTTTCAGGCCGGAAGGCCTTGCGCCAACCTTGTTGTTACGTTCAATCGGATAACTACCCCCATGGGACTGTCGATACGCGCCTACGCCCGGCATCGCGGCGTCTCGCACGTGGCCGTCATGAAGGCCCTGCGCGCCGGACGGATCAGCGCGGAGGCCGATGGGAGTATTGATCCGAATCACGCGGATCAGGCATGGGCGAAGAATTCCGAACCACCCCGCGTCAGCGCCGCGCACCGGGCGGCGCCCGTGGCCATGCAGGCCACCGTCCGTGACGCCCCCGCCCCCGCGCTTCCCACCGGCGGCACCTCGTTATTGCAAGCCCGCACAGTGAACGAGGTCGTCAAGGCGCAGACCAACAAGGTGCGGCTGGCGCAGCTGAAGGGCGAGGTGGTTGACCGCGCGGCCGCCCTCGCCCATGTCTTCACCCTGGCGCGCGCCGAACGGGATGCCTGGCTTAACTGGCCCGCTCGTATTGTGGCGCCGTTGGCCGCCCAATTTGGTGTCGATGCCCACGCTCTGCACCTCGCGCTGGACGCCGCCGTGCGGGAACACTTGCAGGAGCTGGGCGAGATCCGCCCGCGGGTGGATTGATGGACAACTACGACGGCGGCCGCGACTTCGAACGCACCTGGCGCGAGGGACTCACCCCGGATCCGCTGCTGAGCGTGTCACAGTGGTCAGACCAACACCGCATGCTCTCCAGCCGCGCCTCCGCCGAGCCGGGGCGTTGGCGCACGGCCCGCACGCCCTACTTACGCGAGATCATGGATTGCTTATCCCCGATGTCGGCCGTGGAGCGCGTGGTGTTCATGAAAGGCGTGCAATTGGGCGCCAGTGAAATGGGGAATAACTGGATTGGCTACGTCATCCACCACGCCCCCGGCCCGATGATGGCGGTGTCCCCCACCGTGGAGATGGCCAAGCGCAATTCCAAACAACGCATCGATCCGCTGATCGAGGAGTCCCCCGTGCTGGCCGCGTTGATTTCACCCGCGCGTTCGCGCGATGCGGGCAACACCATTCTGGCAAAAGAGTTTCGTGGCGGCGTGCTGGTGATGACGGGCGCCAACAGCGCGGTGGGCCTGCGCTCGATGCCGGTGCGCTACCTGTTTTTGGACGAGGTCGATGGCTATCCCCACGATGTCGATGGCGAAGGCGATGCGATCGCGCTGGCCGAGGCCCGCACGCGCACCTTCGCGCGGCGTAAGATTTTCATTGTCTCCACACCGACCATTGCCGGGGCCTCCGCCATTGAGCGGGAGTACGAGGCCTCTGATCAGCGCCGTTACTTTGTGCCCTGCCCGCACTGCGCGCAGTACCAATGGCTGCGCTTCGAACAACTGCGCTGGGATAAAGGAAAACCGGACACCGCCACCTACGTGTGTGAGGCCTGTGAGACCCCGATCCACGAGCATCACAAAACCGACCTGTTAGCACGCGGCGTGTGGCGCGCCACGGCGACGTCCACGAACCGCAAGACCATCGGCTTCCACCTCTCTTCCTTGTACAGCCCGGTGGGTTGGCGGAGTTGGCGGGACATCGCCGCCGCCTGGGAGAGCGCGGTGGACAAAGACGCCGGATCCGCCGCCGCGATCAAGACCTTCAAAAACACCGAGCTGGGCGAGACCTGGCTGGAGGACGGCGACGCCCCGGATTGGCAGCGTCTGTTGGAGCGGCGGGAGGACTATCGGATGGGCGCCATTCCCCTGGGCGGTCTGCTGCTCACGGGTGGGGCCGATGTGCAAAAAGATCGCCTCGAGGTCTCGATCTGGGCCTTTGGGCGCGGCAAGGCATCGTGGCTCATTGAGCACCGCGTGCTGATGGGCGACACCGCCCGCGACGCCGTCTGGACACAACTCGCGACACTGCTGGGCGACACCTGGACGCACGAGGGCGGCGCGGCATTGCCCTTGGCGCGCTTCGCGCTGGACACGGGGTTTGCCACCCAGGAGGCCTATGCCTTCGTGCGCGCGGCGCACGATCCGCGCGTGATGGCGGTCAAGGGCGTCGCCCGTGGCGCGGCGCTGATTGGCACCCCCACGGCGGTGGATGTCACGGTGGGCGGCAAAAAGCTGCGTCGCGGCATCAAACTGTTTTGCGTGACCGGGGGCATCGCCAAACTGGAGTTTTACAACAACCTGCGCAAGACCGCGCAGGTCGGTGAGGATGGCGTCACGCTGGTCTACCCCGCCGGTTACGTGCACCTGCCGAAGGTCGATGCCGAAGTCGTGCAGCAACTGTGCGCCGAGCAGCTCGTGACGCGTCGGGACCGCCATGGCTTCGCACACCGCGAATGGCAAAAGATGCGTGAGCGCAATGAGGCGCTGGATTGCTATGTGTATTCGCGCGCGGCAGCGGCCGCCGTCGGCCTGGATCGCTTCGAGGAGCGCCACTGGCGCGAGCTGGAAAAATCCCTGGGTGTGACGCCCCCGCCGCCCGACGCACGAGGGGCATCGAACGAGGCCACGTCTCACCGTGAGACGCCCGCGCCGACGACCCCCGCCCCTCCCCGGCGCGTGATCAAAAGCCGCTGGATGCGCTGAACAACCACACCCAACCCCTTAACAAAAGAAGACACACCCATGGCCTACACACCCGAACACCTGCTCGCCCTGGAAACCGCCTTGGCCCGCGGCGAGCATCGCGTCACCTTCGCCGACAAGACCGTCGAATACCGATCGGTTGCTGAACTCAAAGCCGCCCTGGTGGAGGTCAAGCGCGCCCTGGACCGGCAAGGGCCGGGGCCGCGCGCCCCCCGCCAGATCCGCGTGAACAGCGACAAGGGATTCTGATGGGCTGGTTGCGTTTTCTCAAAACCCGGCTGTTCGGTGGCACGCCCACCTATGACGGCGCCGGCATGGGTCGCCGCTCGCTGACCTGGATGCCCGGTAATTTAGGCGCGGTGGCGGCGCTGTCGCACAGCCAAGACGCCCTGCGCGCCAAGAGCCGCGATCTCGTGCGGCGCAACGCCTGGGCGGCGGCGGGCATCGAGGCCTTTGTGGCCAATGCCATCGGCACCGGCATCAAACCCCAATCCAAGGTGGCCAACAACCCTATCCGCGAAGCGATTCATGCGCGTTGGGGAGAGTGGTGCGAAGAAGCGGACGCCGCCGGTCTCACGGATTTTTACGGCCTGCAAGCCCTGAGCGTGCGCGCGATGTTGGAGGGAGGCGAGGCCTTTATTCGCCTGCGCTACCGCCTGCCCGAAGACGGCCTGGTCGTGCCGCTGCAGCTGCAGGTGCTGGAATCCGAACACGTGCCCATCACGTATCACGCGCTCGCCGATAACGGCAACGCGATCCGCTGCGGCATTGAATTCGATAGCGTAGGTCGGCGGGTGGCGTATTGGATGACCCGCGCACACCCCGGCGATGCGTTACTCTCGCCCATGAGCGGACAAGGTGACACGATGATCCCGGTGCGCGTGCCCGCCGCCGAAATTCTCCACCTGTTCCGGCCGCAGCGTCCGGGGCAGATTCGCGGCGAGCCTTGGCTGGCGCGGGCGCTCATTAAACTGCACGAACTGGATCAATACGACGACGCCGAGCTGGTGCGCAAGAAGACCGCCGCCCTGTTCGCCGGGTTCATTACCCGCACCTCGCCCGAGGATCCGTTGCTGGGCGAGGGCGTGGCCAATGCCCACGGCGTGGCGCAGACGTCCCTGGAACCCGGCACCTTGCAGATGCTGGAACCCGGCGAGGACATCACCTTCAGCCAGCCCGCCGATGTGGGCAGCAGTTATGCCGACTTCATGCGCCAGCAATTTCGCGCGGTGGCCGCCGCCATGGGCATCACCTACGAGATGCTCACGGGGGATCTCACCCAAGTCAATTACTCCAGCATCCGCGCGGGTCTGCTGGAATTCCGCCGCCGCTGCGAGGCCCTCCAACACCACGTGATCGTGCATCAGTTCTGCCGTCCGCTGTGGCGCGCGTGGCTGACACAGGCGGTGCTCGCCGGGGCGCTCACGCTGCCGGGCTATGCGACACGCCGCCGTGAGTACGCCGCCGTGAAGTGGATCCCGCAGGGCTGGCAATGGGTGGATCCGCTGAAGGAAACCGAGGCGATGCTCTCGGCGATCCGCGCCGGTCTGATGAGCCGTTCGGAGGCCATCTCCGCCAACGGTTATGACGCCGAGGACGTGGACAGGGAGATTGCCGCCGACAATGCCCGCGCCGATGCGCTGGGTTTGGTGTTGGATTCCGATCCGCGTCACGGCAAGGTCGGCGTCCGCCAACCCCTCCCCGATCCCCCACCCCAAGGGCAATAAACCATGCACTACCCCCATCTTGCCGCGCGCCTGTATGGCACGCCGCTGTTGCTGCACCGCGCCAAGCTCGAGGTTATTTTGTCGGTGCTACAACAGCGGAAGGAAAACGCCGGGCCCACCGCCGAGCCGCACCTGCTTCCTCACCCGTGCGCATCGGTGATCAATCCGGTGTCATCCCGTACCGGCATCGCGATCCTCCCCGTGCACGGCACGCTGGTGAAGCGTGCCCTCGGACTGTCCGCCGCCTCCGGCCTCACCAGCTACGCCGACATTGGCGCGATGCTCAGCACGGCAGTGCGCGACCCGGCGGTGCGCGGCATCTTGCTCGATATCGATTCCCCCGGCGGGGAGACCGGCGGGGTGTTCGAACTGGCGGCCGCCGTGCGCGCGGCCACGGCCATTAAACCGGTGTGGGCAGTGGCCAACGATGCCGCGTTCTCCGCCGCGTATGCCATCGCCGCCGCCGCAACCCGCGTGCTGCTCACCCGCACGGGGGGCGTGGGCAGCATCGGCGTCATTGCGCTGCACGTCGACCAATCCGTGGCCGATGCCAACGAGGGATTGCGCTACACCGCGATCACGGCCGGGAGCCGCAAAAATGATTACTCGCCGCACGAACCGTTGTCCACGCAGGCGCACGCGCAATTACAGGCCGAGGTGAACCGCTTATACGAACTCTTCGTGGCGCACGTCGCCACGGTGCGTGGCCTCAGCGCAGAGGCCGTGCGCGCCACGAACGCCGGTCTGTATTTCGGGCCCGATGCGCTGAGCGCGGGACTGGCCGATGCCCTGGGCAGCCTTGAGGAGGCCTCGGCCGAATTCACCCCTTTTTTAACCCCGCCGCTCCGGCCACGCGCGTCGGCCCACGCGCCCCTTTTACCACCGATACCACAGGAGAACCCCATGCCCCACGCGCACCACGACACCCCACCCGCACCGACGCTCGATCCGCACAACGCTCCCGACACGCTCTCATTCACGGAGGCCGCCGCGCCGATCGCGCAAGCCCGGCAAGACGTCCGGCGCGAGATGCAGGCGATTGCCGAACTGTGTCTCATCGCAGGAGCGCCGACCCTGGCTGCCGAGTTCATCGCCTCGGGTAAAACCCAAGCCGATGTCCGAGCGCACCTGCTCACGATGAAGGCCACGCAGCAGTCGCCGGAGATCCGCTCCACCTTGGATCCGGACAAGGCGATGGAGACCACCTCGCCTACGTCCCCCCATCACCCGCTGATCGCAGCGGTCAAAAAACTCACCGCACAGGAGTAAACCCCCATGGCTGTTATTGCTGAATCTCTGAATCTTGCCGATCTGCTCAAATACGAGGAGGAGCGCCTCAACTACTCGCGCCAGGACGTCACCGTGGCCGCCGGACAACATCTGGGCCTGGGCACGGTGGTGGGCCGCCACACCCTAGACGCGAAAATCTATGCCTTAAACCCCGCCGCCGCCGATGGGACGCAGATCGCCCTGGGGGTGTTGATCGAACCCGTGGTGGCCACGCTGGAAGATGCGCCCGGCCTGCTTATCGTGCGTCACGCCATCCTCGCGGCGCCCGCCGTGGTGTGGCCCGCCGACATCACGCCCGCGCAGAAGGCCACCGCGCTGCAACACCTCGAGGCGCGCGGCATTCTTGTCTACCCCGGCGCGTAATCCCGCCACGCTGACTTTTTTCTAAGGAGAACCCGGATGCAA